GTTTACTTAATAAAACGATTACTGTTGGTGTAAATAAAAAGGCTAAAATATGACTCCGGATGCTGAAAGTAAAATACTTAAAGAGGTTCAAGATAGGTTGGCTAAAGCTAAAGATTATGATGGTGAGAATAGGCAACTTGCTTTAGATGATCTTGAATTTGTAGGGAATGAAAATTCTCAATGGCCAGAAAAGATTAAAAATCTGCGTCTTGCAGATGATAGGCCTTGTTTAACTATAAACAAAATGCCGGCTTTTATTGACCAAGTTGTCGGAGATCAGAGGATGAACAGGCCGGCTATTAAGGTTGTACCTGTAGACTCCTATGGTGATATAGAAGTTGCTCGGATACTTGGCGGCTGGATTAAGCATGTACAGCAAATTTCTAAATCTGACATAGCAATAGATCATGGATTTGAGCACGCAGTTACTTGTGCTACGGGGCGCTGAGAGTTGTTACTAAGTATGTAACTGATACCTCGTTTGATCAAGATGCTTATGTAGAAAAAGTAGATAATGCACTTGCGATTTTCTGGGGTGAACATACTGAATATGATTGTTCAGATGCTAGGTATTGTATTATAATAACTGACATGAACAGAGATGAGTATGAAACTAAGTATAAAGAAGTACCCGCAGAATTTAATACTGCCAGCAGTCAATATGTTGAAGGCTGGAGCACAAAAGATACTGTTAGACTTGCAGAGTATTTTGTAAAAGAGCCAGTGGAGAAGACGCTTTATCTGCTTGATGATGGTAGGACTGTGTATAAGTTAGAAGAAGACGATGTTAAAGTTAAAGAAAGAAAAACTGATGCTTTCAAAATTATGTGGTATTTAGTTTCTGGGGATAAAGTACTGGAACATAAAGAGTGGGTAGGAAAGAAATATATTCCTGTAATTCCTATTTGGGGTAAGGAAATAAATATCGGAGGAAAAAGACATATCCGTGGGCTGATAAGAAATGCTAAGGATTCTCAGCGGATGTATAATTATTGGAATTCTGTGGACACTGAGGTTGTTACACTACAGCCTAGAGTACCGTTTTTGGTTACTCCGAAGCAGATTTCAGGGCATGAGACTCAGTGGAATGAAGCACATAGAAAGAATTATCCTTATCTTTTGGTTAATTTTGATGAAAAAGCTCCAGGGTGGCCAAAGCGAGAACAGCCTCCAGTAGCTTCCAGTGCAATGGTTGAAAGAATTCAGGCTACTGACCAAGAGATGCGAGATACTATAGGATTGCAAAAAGCTGCGTTGGGAATGCAGAGTAATGAGAGATCTGGAAAAGCTATTATTGAGCGAAAGAAAGAAGGTGATGTTGGAACATTTGCTTTTATAGATAATCTTTCCAGGTCAATTGAGCAACTTGGTAGGGTTTTGGTTGATGTAGCACCAGGGATTCTGGATACTGAAAGAGTAATTCGTATGGGCCTGGAAGATGGGAATCAGGAATTTGAAACCATTAATCAAGAAGTAGAAGAAAATGGAACCAAGAAAATTTTAAACGATACATCTGTAGGAATATATGACGTAGTAGTTTCTGTTGGCCCGAGTTTTACTACACAACGTACAGAAGCTAGACAATCAATGGCAGAGTTTATTCAGTATTATCCAGATGCTGCTCCAATTATTGGTGATTTGTATGCAAAGGTTATGGACTGGCCAGGGGCGGAGGAAGTTTCTGAGCGGCTTGAGTATTTGCTACCTCCGGATATTAAGCAGGCAAAGGCTGAAAAAGAAGCCAAGCGTACTGGGAGTCCGCCTCCGCCTCCCGCTGCGCAGCCTCCGCCTCCTCCAGAAGAAGTTTTAAAGCTGGAAGAAGCAAAGATTAAGTTACAGGAAGGTCAGGTTAATCTTGAAGAGCAAAAAGTTAAATTAGAGCAGGAGAAGGTGAAATTAGCTCAGCTGCAGCAAGGTTTAGGGATAGATGTTGCTAAGTTTGAGTTAGATAAAAAGCTGAAAGAAGATAAAGCCGAAGAAGATAAAGTAGACAAAAAGGAGAGTAAAAATGGCTAAACGTAAATACTCTATGAAAAGAATGAGTAAGGAAGAAATGCGAACGTTTGCTAAGAAAAGAACAGAAGAAAGAAAACGGCGGAGAGCGATTAAAACTAAACGCAGAGCAGACAGACAAAACACAATTAAGAAAATGTTTGACGGAGATTCTAAGACAGTACAAGAAATGCTTAGGATTAGGTATTGAGATAGAAAGGTCAAATAATGACCATTTAACTTCGGGATTATCCCGCATCAAGTTGAGGAGACTTGCAAAGGAGGGTTGATTATGGGTATGTTAAAGACGATTGATGAAGTCAAAAATTTGGAAATTGAAGCTGGTGTAGTAGTGAATGGGATAGATAATCCGAACATGATGTCAGTGGATTCAACAGAACCAGTGGAAACCAAAGCAGATGAGTTAGTAAAGACAAAGGAGGAGGAAGAAAAAGAAGCTGAGAAAGAAGTTGTGGAGAAAAAAGAAGAGAAGAAAGTAGAACCTGAGAAGAAAGTAGAAGAAAATAAGGAAAAAGAGGAAAAAGAAAAGAAAGAAAAAGAGGAAGAAGATAAAAAGAAAAAAGACGAATCTGCTTCTAAACCAGGCCAAAAAGTTGAGCCTACGGACTCAAAAAACGTCCAAAAACGCATAGGCGCGCTGACAAAAAGACTTAGAACAGCAGAACGCGAAAGAGATTTTGCAGTAGATAAAAACCTCGAGTCGGAAGCTAAAGTAAAAGAGTTATCTTCTAAAGTCCCGGATAAAGAAAAGCCGCAAAAAACAGACTTTGAAGAAGAGGATGAGTACATTGAAGCCTTAACAGACTGGAAGATTGACAAAAAGTTTAAAGACTCGCAAGTGGCTGTAACTAAAGAAATTAAGGATAAGGGTGAAAAGCAAGGTGCGCTTGATATATACGATGGGCTTGATACTGTGATGGAAAGTGGTAGAGAAAAGTACAAAGACTTTAATGATGTTGTACTTAACGAAGACCTCATTATCAGTCCTGAGTTGACGAAGATTGTTTTAGACACAGATGTTGCAGAAGATATTATGTACTATCTTGCAAGTAATCCAGATGAGTCCGAAAGAATTTCTAAGTTAAGTACAATAAAAGCAGCCAAAGAAATTTGGGATATTGAAGGTGGTTTGTCAGAAAAACCAAAGGCTAAGGAAGAAGAAAAGAAAGTTAAAAAAGTAACAAAGGCTCCCGAGCCTATAACAACGGTGAAGACTGATGGGGTTATTGAAAAAGATCCTCTCAATATGAACCCGAAAGAATATAGGGCTTGGAGAGAATCGAAATCAAAATAAGGAGATAAAATATGGCTATATCAGCAAATGTTTCATTACTCAATCCAAGTATTATAGCAAAAGAAGCTTTAATGCAGTTAACAAATAATCTTGGAATGGCAGCTCATGTCTATCGAGCGTATAAGAATGAGTTCAGAAAAGTTGGTGAACAAATTACTATACGCAAACCTAATAAATTTAGGGTAACTAGTGGCCGAGAAAGAACTACTACAGAACTTGCAGAGCCTTCAACTACCCTGACTGTCAGTACTCAGTCGCATGTATCTTGGGCATTCTCGAGTGCTGAATTAACACAGGATATTGAACAATACAGCAAAAGGTATATTGCTCCTGGTGCTGCCGCATTGGCGAACTCTGTTGATGCCGATCTTTGTGATCTTTATAAAGATGTTTATAACTATGCTGGAACCCCAGGTGTAACGCCTGCAACGTTTAAAGTTCTTGGTGATGCTCAAACTGTTCTTGACGAGGAATCAGCTCCTCAGGATGTAAAGCGTATTGCAGTTCTGAATCCTGCCGCACATTGGACCTTGGCAGATGGTTTGAAAGGTACATTTGCTCGACCGGCTGTAGAAGCTATCCATACTAAAGGGTATCTTGGTACAGTTGCGAATCTGGAAATTTATATGGATCAGAATATTAAGAATCATACCACTGGCATTTTTACAGCTGGTGCAACTCCGCTTATCGGGCCTGCTGCGCCCACAACTGGAGCAACTACGTTTGCAACTGATGGTTGGGATGTAGCTAATAACACAGTAACAGATGGAGATATTTTTACTGTTGCAACTGTTAACCAGGTTAATAATATGTCTGGTGTAAGTACTGGTAATCTGCATCGTTGGGTTTGTACAGCAGCTACGCCGTCTGTAGGTAGTCTTATGGCTACTTTAGCTATTTCTCCGACCATTGTATTTGCTGGTGCAGACAATCTTGCTTATGACAACGTTGATGCGCTTCCAGTAGATAATGATGCAATGACTTTCGTTGGAACGGAATCTACTGCATATCCGCAAAACCTTGTCTTTCATCCTAATGCGTTTTGTCTGGTAACTCTGCCTCTTGAGATGCCTGCGAATGTCTGGGGTGCGCGTGAAACGGATCAGGTTGCTGGTATGTCTATCCGTGTAGTGAAACAGTACGATATTGAATTTGACGACGAGATTTGTCGTATGGATATTCTCTATGGTCTGAAAACCTTATATCCTGAGTTGGCGTGTCGTTTATGGGGTTAAGTTGAATAAAGTGGGAGATAGGGTAGCACCCGAAAACTGGTACTTCCGCCAGCTTCTCCCACTTAATTAGGAAAGTGAAAGGAATACACTAATGGATGCTTTAATGCAATTAAGTGAGATAACAAAAATGGCTGAAACAGTATCTTCTGGTAAAACTTGCACACGTTGTGGAGAAACTAAAGTTATATCTGAGTTTGGTATTTCTCCAAGATACGCAGATGGATTTAGAACTTGGTGCAAAGAATGCTGTAAAGAAGACCACAAAATTTATTATCTAAAGAACCGTAAAAAGATTAACGAAAAAACATCTAAACGACAGAAAGAAAAACCGCGAGAATATTGGGCTTATTCAACTATGTGCGGACATAGAAGTCGCGGATGCGTTGTTATAGTTACAAAAGAAGAATTAATTGCGTTAGCCTACTCTTCTTTTAACTGCGGTATTTGCGGTTGTTTACTTGATTGGAGTTTGATTGGTAAGAATGGTAGTCCTTGTTCTAGTTCTCCTAGTCTTGATAGAATTAATCAGGAGAATACTTTGACTATGGATAATATACAAATTATTTGTAGCAAATGTAATGTGACAAAAAACGATAGAACAATGCAAGAATTTATAGACTACTGTACTATGGTTACTTTAAAGTTAGCTGATTTAAGCAAACTTTGGGGTTAAGGTTAATTTTGTAAAAGCATGTAAGGTTGTTTAGGTCACAAGCCTTACATGCTTCAACTAAAAGCAGGGCTTAATAAAAAGGAGATTTTACTATGGGTTTAAATTTAAGATACAGTCCACTTGAGTGGGAACAAAACACTAACTCGTTTAATTTTG